GGGGGGGACTACCCAACGAAGGTAGGGGACTACAAAGAAGTAGCCAGGACCGCAGGAAGAATTTTCTCTGCAGCTTTAACGATAGTCTGGACAGTAGAAGGATTATCAGCAACTTCATCTGCGACAGCATCACCCAGAGGGCCAATAATGGCGTTAACGACTTCGGATCTCTTCATAGAAGAGCCGCCGCCATTACGCGCCATAGAAGAAGAGGCAGCGGTAGCAGCACGATCCATAGCAACCGAATTGGCGCGAGTGGGAAGATTCGTAGAAGCAAGAATTGGGTTAGTGCCGTAGATTTCGTAGTTAATAATAACTTCAGCTTCGAGGACCCATTGATAAACAGGGTCTCCGACGTCAGATTCTGCGGGGGCAGCCTTAGGAAGGCCAGCAGCAGCGATGGCTATATTAGGAATATAGTCAAAGCCAGGTTCTGATTCGGGGGTTTCTAAAGTGAAAGACTTGAAGTCTGAGGGGAGCCAGACTTGGCGAATTCCGTTACTGGCAGAAGTATGATAAGAGAAAACATAATTAGCGAGTTGATCGAAAGTATCAACATCAGCAGCAAAAGGAGGAAGACATGCGGAAACAAGCCTGCCGGACTTATCTAGTTCACGACCAATATAACGGAGTTTAGTAACGGCGGAAATGATGCGGTAACCGGAAGCAAAAAGTTGGTATTCTGGTTCTTTCCAAATACTAAAGGGAGTATCATCATCAGCTGTGATGATAGTGCCTTGGTATTGGACGGCAGCGGAAACTTCCGGGCCGGAACCTGAATCGCCGTTATAAATATTAAAACCGTCCTTCATGAAGGGATAAATCCAAAGGATAAACCCTCCGTCAGAATCGCCAGAAACAGTAAAGGAGGTCTTAACTTGTTGAACAGTGCAGGGAAGCATCATGAGGTCAGGAATGCGAACAGGACCTAACTCACGGGTAACAGCTTCAGGAACGAGAAGGGCAGCAGCATAATGAATAAAAAGATTATGAAAAGGAGTGGAAGTTTTATAATCCACAACGACAGATTGAGGGTTACGCACTGTAAGGTAACGACTAATTTGCTGCTGGGCATATCGAGTGGTTCTAGGACGTGGATTGCGCTCTCGAGCGACCCGGACGGGTCGAACAATCTTAGTCTTTCGAACTTGAGTAGTAGGGCCGCGACGTCGGCGGTTACGTTTTCGTTGACGTTTAACGGTAGTAGTAGTGGTGGTAGACATACTGATTATTTTTGGGTGTTTAACTTATAGGGAGCACCCAGTAATACCAAGGGTTAAACTAACACCCAAGCCCTTGGAATGGCTTAAGTCTCTTTCCAATTAGGATCATTGCAAATAGCACAAATGGGATTGGAAACCTCCTTGCCATGGCTAATGTGAGAGGGAGGAAAAGGATAATAGCATTTGGCAATAACTTTAAGCCGTTGTATTTCTAAGTTGAGGGAGGTATAGACGCCCTTAAGAATGTATTTATATGGAATAACATTTTTACCCTCAACAACACCAATGCAAGTGCGAAAAATAGTTTTCCTAGAAAGGGCAAGAACTTCGCGACCCTGCATAGCTACCTGAGAAATATCAATGCCGGCAATATGTCCGTACTCAGAATAAAAATGTGCCAACAAAGGACTTTTGAAGGCACTATCCAGAGTCCAAATATAATGCTCTCGGTGTAAGTAATTGGAGTCGGCAATGGGGAAATCACAACCATCCTTAAAAAGGACGGCAAGAGAAGATTGTTCACGAGGAATGTCGTAAATTGTGAATATATACTCATAGTAGATAGGTGCAAAAGAGACTTTGTTGCTTTTAGGAATTTCTTCCATTATATCTTATATTTTTGGGCGGTTCCAAGCGCCCGGGAAAATAAGAGTCTAAGAGGGGAAGCTTACCAATAGACAGAGAAAACCGAAAAATCAAGAAACTTCTAATAGAACTCTCCGAAACGAGAACGAACCTCGGCCAAAGGAGGCAAAGGAATTCGTAGTCGTTCAGAAAGGGAATAGAGAATGCTGCAGAAAACATCATCGAAAGGATTAGCATTCAAAAGACCAATGAGACGTTCATGGATTTTTCCATTGTCCATGGCTACCAAGGAAATCAAAAATTTCCTGGAATCTCTAATTGGTACAAGACCATTCCAGTCATTAGCGAGAACCCCACAGAAAGGGCTTTCCTTCAAAGTGTGCTTTGTATCAACAGTGACCCGCATGAAATCAAGATCAATAAAAAGATCCTCTGGGGAAAAAAGGGAGCGGGGGACCATAGAATCATCACCGTTAAAAAACGATGGAACAGAGACAAAGGACTCATAAGAAGGAGTAATTTTTAAGCGACGGCATCTACGAATATAAGCGTAAGCGAAAAGCCTAAAATTATGGAAAGTATTACGCATCAAGGTTAAGAAAGAACCGCTAGGATTGCCCTGGCCAACGGAAATAAGATGACCACTGGCCAACAGAGCAAGAGAATTAACGGTATTGGCTAAAACATAATCATAAAAATTTTGCCAAGCGGCAGGAATATCACTAAAAACTGCAAAGATAAACTGGAGTTCACTAATATCCAAAGAAGTCTGGCTAGCGTCAAAATCCGAGCCATCGGCAAAAAGATAATCGGAATCATAAACGCGAGCGAAGCGGGCGGCAAACTCAGTACCAGAAAAGTCTAAACCACAAGTGCTGAAAAAGGAATCCCGAAGTTCTATAAACCTCTTTTGAAGTTTATAAAACAAAAGAAATTCAACACAAAAAAGGGTTATAGGACAAGACCAAATGATACGAGTACTGCCAGCTTCAAACTTCTGAAAAGGACGAAGTTCTTCCTTAAGGAAGACTTTCCAAACAGCAACGGGGCAACTACCACTGAGGATATTTTGGAGAGTCTCCTCTATCAAATGGAAATTTTTCTCCACAAATTCTTTTTTAGAACTAGACAAGAGATTAAAGGCGGGGCCAGGAGACCCAGAATCATTATCTAGAACATCAAGAAGAGCCTGACGAAGCTCATGGATTTCCAAATGGCCAGAGTGATTTAAGATTTCAAAATGGCGTTGGACATATTGCAAAGCCAACTGCCAATCACTATAATTTAAGGAAGGGCGGGAAGTATGACCAATTCTCTTAACCTTGGGTATAACTAAAGAACTAGCAAGCGAAGCAGGATGATAGAGTAATGGACTCTCTGCATCCCCCACAGACTGTTGCAGGAGATCTAAACGGAGATTTTCATAAAGGCCATTACTCTTGAAGAAATCAAGAACATCATAGTTGATGAACGCAGTTGGTGTCTGATCAGTTAGACGAAACTGGGCTAAACACTCAATCTTGTGATCTTCAGAGATTTGCTTGCTAGAAAAACGGGTCCAAAAACGAGCCCACTCCCTACCGACAAAGTCGGGGACCCGAGGGGGAGTGGCGATTAGTTTAAATGAAGTTTCTGAACTAAGGGTTGGTCCAAAAGGACACAACCATTCTTAGTGTTATTCGTGCCGGAATGAATTCCAACGACACGATAAACGCCATTGAAAGATTGGAGAACAGGAGCACCACTAGTGCCATGATATGTAGAGGCATCATATAGGCCGCGATTAAAACTGCCAGTAGTAAAAGCAGCAGCCCAATTATCCTGGGGGTTAAAATAATTAATGGCACAAATTCCATAAGGAATTGGTTCTCCAACAATCAAACTGACGGCGAGAGGGGGCTTCGAACAAAGAAGAAGAGTCTCATTATGACCCACAGTAGATACTGTATTAAGTACACGTATAACTTTAACCGTGTAGGTTTTCCCCTCCCATTCAATACGAATTTTAGTACCTGCAACAGCGCCGGGCACCACATGGCCGAGTACGATAGAATATTGGCCAATGAAGAAACCATTGCCACTCCGATCGCCATTAGAATAGACGATAAACTGGCTCTGCATAGCTCGACGGAGATTTGGCAAGGCTTTCAAGGACTGCTGAGTAGACTCACAGGTACACACAGAGTCAGCGTAAGAACCTAAACAGACTCCATCCTTGCGAGAATAGTAACGACCATCAACCTTAACAGAACAGGTAACCGGTCGGCGGAAATTTTTCCCCTTCTTGGTAACATAAAAATCTCGACCAGCAACATTAAGACGAGGGGGTTTAAATGAAGGTTTCTCGGCACCAAGGGAGTGCTGGTATTCACGACCGCCCTTTCCGGGAAGGTAGAGATCAGTACGGTCCTCATAGACAGTATAGTTCTTCTCATCACGAACAACTTTACCACCGACGGCTTTGCCGAACTTTTCCTTGACAACTCGTCCGCGGTCTTCATAATCAATTTTAGTCTTGTCTTCATACTCTTTCTTCATAGCAATAATGTTTTCTTCTTGGGCGCGGCGTTCTTCTTCAGGCATCTCTTGCTGACGTATCATCCTTTCGTAACGAAGAATCTCAACATAATGCTCACTCAAATCATAAAGGTGATCAATGAAAGGGATAACAGTACCGTTAGGCTCGTGATATTTCCTCTCTGAGAGGTTATCATAATTGGCATCTATCCACTCATCTAATTTACTTCTATTAACAAGTATATTCTCAGCAGGGTAGGGATTGAAGCCTTGACGGGTATTAGATCGAGACTGCTCATACTCACGAACATAAAAATAAGATTGCTCGACAGGCCTATGACGATGGACAGGACCCTTATTGGCGGGGTAAGACTTATCTTTTTGGCGAATGTACATAGCGTAATGTATCAAATACTTGACAAAAATAACGATGGCAGCGAAAAATGGTAAAAGAGGGGCAACAACCTTAATACGACCGTCAAACCCACGCAAAGTACCAACTGTACGGAGGAAAAATCCTTTTAACTTGTTGCAAGTTCCCTTTCCCAAAACGGGCTCAGAAATTGTATCAACAAATACCTCCGGAGAGTGAACACGACAGCCCATAGTAACATCAACGAGAGTGGATTTTCTATCTTCACTACCAACGAGCCAACTACAATAATCTTTAGCGGGAGTGTCGAAGCGAAAGAAATGGAAATTAAGGAGAGCACTAAGCTCGTCTACTTCATCCTCAGCTCCACTGCGCTTTTTATAAGCCTCAGGGAGAGCCTCCCAAAGCTCGGTTGCTATAAGAAGATCCTCATCAGACAAGGTATTGTAAAAGTCATTAAAGTCGCTCTGCGAAAATCTCTGAAGAGAGTGAGTAGTAGCATAAACGGTAAGACGGTTATTCAAAATTGCAAAAGCCTGCTTACCAGTAAGACTACGACCATTGATGCTAAAAACCTCATCTTTTATAACATCTCGCAACTCTTCGCAATACTCGCGATAGTTGCGTTGTGTACAGGCACACCGAGTCTCAACTTCCAAAGTATTCTGCGACTTTCCAAAGAACACCAACATGGAGGAGACTGAAACGCCCAACAAGGTACAAATGGCCAAAAGATGTAACCAGAGGTTTGGCTTACTAACCAACCCCTGACTATAGTCCTCGTCGTCGCTTTCAGAGAGTGGATCTACATCACAATCGGGGCAAAAATAATTCCTATTATAAGTATCATATTTTTTAACAAAACCGCACTCATCGCAATGAGGTATAACTTTACCAGCAGGCTTAACATTACTATTGTTATTCTTGGTTTTCTTCAAGGATAAAGGAGGAACGGGATCTTCTTCATCTGTATCAGTCAAATCATCCTTAGACTTAGACTGATCGGCACCGCTAGCAAAGACGCCAGCACCTTTAACAGGAGGACCGGTAACATCAGTACGGACAGAAATGTTAGTGGCCCCAGCGGGTAAACAAAAAAGAAAAGCAGAAGTGGCCCTTGGAAAGATTTTAACAAAATCGAATTCATCAGAACCAACGTTAAGATTCCTAACCTCGAAGAAGTTGGTGGTACGAGCGGGCCAGGTATAAACCTCATCCTCGACATCAAAAACGAAAGAAAAATCAGAGGAACCTGGATACTTTTCGGAGGCAACGTACACGTAAGTAACGTCACGACGTAAAACCAAGAAGTCTGAAAAACAAAGAGAGCTAAACCTGTTTTTCTTAATTTTAGCAACACACTCATCACAGAAAGTGGCCTTAAATTGAAAAAGACTTCGACGAATATTTACGACTCGAAAGAAATCAGAAGCTTCAACGGCCTCACCGGCATGACCCTTACTGTTAATACAGCAGGCCAAACAAATATTCCCTAACTCCTCAGAAAAATGCTTATAGCAAAGAGGAGCGCCAGAGGAATAAATTACGGCATAGGCGGAACAGCTACGACCTTGGAAGCGATAATTGCACAATGATTCATCGGCTGCCTTTCCATGTAGAGAAACATCGCAACCAGCAAAATTCTTGTGAACAACGATGTCCCGATAATGTTTTTCTCGTAATTTGGAACGCAAGCGAACTTCCTTACGCTCATGCTTGCGTATTTTCTTATCATACTTCTCACCCTTCTTGTAAGTTTTGTATTTATTACATACAAAACGAACGAACTGAGAGACGAAAACGGCGTTACCAAAGAACCGCCAAACAGGGGATTCCTTTCCCAAACCTAATGCAGTGATAAATCCAGAAAGAGCAGAACCCAACAGAACGAAAAAGTCAGAATCCAGCAAAGCTTGCTGAGGCTTTTTACGACTGCGGAAGAAATGCTTCACCGTCTTAGCAGCTAGAGCTATAGCGCCCAGAATAACTGCAACAGAGGCAACGACCACCACCGGATGGCGAAAAACAAAAGTATTAGGAAAGAAAAGAGAAAAGAAGTTACGAACGGCTAAGGTAAGACCTGCCATTAAATAGAAGATAACGAGATAAAGAGCGAGAATGAAAAACAGAGGAGGAAAGAGAAAAGACAGAAAGAAAGCGAAAATAAAAAGAAACAAGTTCAAGAGAATAAGTATCTTTGCAAACGGGGTAGGTATCAACCCGTCAGCATGTAATCTAATAAGGAAAGAACCAAAGGTTATTAGATAATCC